CCTGATGTCTGTGCAATAGATGTTGGAGCGTTAGCGATACCTGCTCTACTAAAGATAGCTGCATCAACTGACTGTGCTACAGCACGACCTAAATCAGACATAATAGCACCTTCCGCACCACCATTTTGTAATAATAATTGCTTAGAAATATCTACATAAGCAGCTACACGAGTTGGAGTTAATTCAACCTTCCCGAAGTTAGCACCACCATCTGCTGCTGCTGAGTTTTCTGTACCCCAAGCAACTGTAGATGTACCTGTAACAGGAATAGTAGTGTTAGCAGACAAACCTGTTAAGATGTTTGCACCAACTTTACCGAATACAGATGCTTCACGCATTGCTTCTGCATAACTTAATACGTTAGTAGGAGCAATAGCAGAAGTACCTTGTGTTACATCAGCACGAGCCTCTAACATAAATGCAGGAATACCTAAACCATTTACAGAAAAACCTGCTGCTCTAGCTTCGTTTACTGCTTGGTCGTGCATTTCTTTTTCAACACCATCCAGGTTGTTGTCCATCATTCCTTTAATCGCTTTGAAAACGGAATAGTTGCGAACTTCTTTCAAATCAGAAGTTTTTTGAACTGAAGCAGAACCTACATTAGATGCAATCTCAGCGTTCAATTTTTCTTGTCGCTCAACAGTTTCAATGTTCTTTGCTAATTTGTCAATAGCTGTCATTTTCTCGTCATAAGAAACTTGCTCAGTTTCGTTAAAGTCACGAGATTCAGTTTTGCAAGATTCAAGCATCACATTCGCCTCTGCGATTAACGCTGCTCTATCTTGTCTTAATTCTACGGAATTTTTCATATCCTTCTTTTTAGATTTAATTCGTTAGTTAATAAATTGATTTGCGAACCAACTGATTGAGGGGTTTCCTCATCGTTATCCTGTCGTACCTCGGTTGGTTCTTCTTTCGTTTCCTCACTAGCCTTTGGGGAAGTAGATTCCTCAAATTCTTGCTTAGAACGAAGTGCGACATCTGTGTTAGCGTAAGCACCAACACCTACTATGGAAACATCTACTAATCTACCTATTTTATTAATAGTTCGTCTAGTAACATCACCATCTTTTGACCAATCATCATCTTCTACTGTGAAAGCAAAAGAAGATTCATATAACAAGCCTCTACGCATTAACTCAGCAACATCATTTCCTGTTGTTGTGTTTGGCAAAGTAGCCTCATAAATCAAACCTCTTTCATCTACAGATAGGTTTAAAGTACCACCGACATTTCTATCTAAAATTAGGTTAGGGTCGTGATTGAATGTTAAAATAACATTGTCCTCTAATCGACCATCAAAAGCCCTTGTAGATATTGTTTCTCGGAATCCTAAATCCCTGCTATCTGTATCGAATAACGCTGCGTAACCACGTACCTTAGTTTCGTCAGAACCTTCATCTAAACGAACCTCGTAGTTACCGTTATATATCCTTATTTCCTTATTTTCTTTCATTGTGTTATCCTTTTAGTATCTTCACCTAATTTATCTAAAGGCATCATATTAGATTGCATATATACCTTTGCACTTTCATCACCCATAGGATTTAAGTCCTCTAAAGAACGAACCTCATCAGGAGAAAGCACCCCGATGTTTACTAATGTTCTATAATAATCAGCACGACTTTTTGAATCACCTCTAAGAATAGCGTTTAGGTTGAATTTGAAGTATTCTGTACCTCTCTTGTTTAAAGGAATTAATTTTTGGTTTAATTCACTTTCAATTCTCTTAATCCAAGGTGTGATAGTATGCACTACAAAGTCAATTTGCTGTGCTTCGATATTACTATAAGTTGCAGAAGATAAGTCATTTACGAGATGGTTAGGTACTCTGAAAATGCGACAAATGTCGCTTATTTGATATTCCCTTGACTCTATAAATTGTGCTTGGTTGTTAGGAACAGTCCGAGCAACCCAATCCATACCTTCTTCTAATATAGCTGTTTTTCCTGTATTTGCAACACCTGAATAGTTGCTATTCCACGATTCTCTTAATCGTTTAGCTGTATCAGGTTTTAATGTAGCAGGGTGTTTAAGAATACCACCTAGCTGTGAGCCATTTTTAAACCAATTACCTGCGTGTTTATCTAAAGATATAGATATGCCTAATGTTTCTGCTGCAGCCTCTATTGGTGATTTACCTGTAATCCCATCAAAGGATAAACCTTTAACGTGAATCATATTCATACTTTGCACTTTACCTGTTATTGGGTAAACGCTGTCAGCACTTTCTTTAACTTCGTAATAAACTTCCCTGCCATCAGGAGAAACGAAAACATCAACATCTTTATATTGTAATGGGTGAATCCCTACTGGTAAACCGCCTTGATTTCTTTCTATATAAGCACAAAAATTTCCATCAAAACTTAAATCTACCATAGCCCTTTCAAAGAACATAAAGGAATTATATATCCTTGATGGCTGTTCACCCACTAATTTATTTAATGGGTTATTATTTAATTTAATCTTATTGTTGTTTTTATCTTTCTCGTAAAGTGAGATGGGCAGGGAAGCTATAGTTTCTGATAGCACACGAACACAAGACCAAACTGCTGCTACTCGCAACGCTTGTTCTTTTGACACCGAAGTTGATGACCCAAATGTACCACCAAGAATAGTTTGACCAAAGATAGAACGTGATTCTTCTTTGATGGTGGATTTTTTACCTGTAAAAAAGTTGAATATACCCAAAGCTGCTTAAATAGTTGTACAAGTGTAAATAGTGAAAAGTGCTAAAATGTGAACAACTTTTCAGTAGTTTTTTCTTAATTCTTTCAAAGCATTCGCTAATACCCTGTGAACGTATCTAGTTGATATGCCTTGAATTAAAGCTATTTCTCTGATTTTAAACGAATATTCATACCTTAAAACAACTATCTCCCTTAACATTCTGTTGTCTGATTTTACGACTTTTTCCCAAATCTTATCTGCTAAATTATCATAATCACCCTCTGTAACGCATTTTAAGGTGTCTCTAAGGCGATAAGTCTTATGGAAGGGTGATGATGTAGATAGGACTTGATTCGTTACCACACGAGCTACAAAATAGCGTAATTGATTTGTTTCGTATAAAGATTGTATCGTTTCCTCTAATTGAGTAAGTAGAATTACGTTTATATCCTGCACCAAGTCATCTAACAGGTGTAAATCCCTGTTGTTACCTAGTACAGATGCACATATATCTCTTATTGTTAGTTGCTCCTGTGCAACTATTTCGTTCTTAGATAAAGAATATTTCTTTGTCATCATATCCTGAATTTCCACCATTTTTATTTTGCATAGCCTCTGATAAGCCCATCAACGTAGATACCACACCATCAATCTTGTCATTACTGCGACTTTTGTCGGGTTTCACATTCCCGGCAGGGTCTAATTTTAGAACCACATTAGACATCATCCACCTTAAAGTAGGATTACCATCGTGCCTAATACTACCCCCTAAAACTAAAGTTTCATATTCCTTAGTCGCAGGTGACATTGTTCTGTAACCCTGACCTACAGGTATCATAGGGCAACCTTCTTCTGTTAAATCAATAACAATTTGTGAGGCGTTCCACCTATCATAAGCTATCATTCTAATATCGTATAATTCTGATAAGTCTCTAATCTTTTGTTTTATGTAATTGTAGTCGCAAACATCGCCCTCTGTAAATGTAACCCATCCCTCTCTTTGCCATTTAACGTAGTCAACCTTATCCCTTTCAGACCTTTTATGAGCGTTATCAGAAGGTATAAAGGAGTGTAAGAAAACATCGTACCCATTGTCGTTATCGGGGAATAATAAGCTGAGACAGGTAATATCTCGTGTGGATGCTAAATCCAATCCCACATAACAAGGTTTACCTACAAAGTTAGATTCTTTTATATCATCATAACAATCCATCCATTTTTCATCAGAAATCCATTTAGTTTCATTTGCAACCCATTGATTTAGGTGTAGTCTACGAAAAGTGTTTTCATAAGATGGTTCGTTTTTAGCCTTTACAGCTTGTTGTTTCATATATTCTTCGGTGATAATAGCCCCAAATCCCGGATTTGCTTTTCTCCAAACCTGTTCATCAAAGATGTCATCGTCTTTATCAGCCTCATAAACAATACCCAAGAATGAATCGTCTTGAATAGCACCACTAATCAACTTCTTAGCATAGTCATAAAGTTCTTTACAAATATGGTCTTTTTGGTGTCCTGCTCCTGCTGTGGTAATACCAAGCATTAAAGGCTCTTTCCTAGCTCCCATACTCGTGAGTAACACATCGTATAGGTCACGATTTTTATGTGAATGAATTTCATCTAACAAACAACAAGATAGGTTTAAACCGTGTTTAGTGTCTGCGTCTGCTGAAATTACTTTGTAGTATGAACCTACCTTATCGTACGTAATGGAATCCCTGTAAGTGTTTGAGCGTTTAATCAACTCAGGCTCTTGTAAGACCATTTGTTTAGCAATAGAAAACGATAAACGTGCTTGTTCTTTATCTGCTGCTGCTGATACAATTTCAGCACCTTTCTCACCATCTGAGAATAGCATATAAAGGGCTATACCTACCATTAAATTTGTCTTACCATTCTTACGTGGTATGAAAACAAAACATTGCCTGAATTTCCTTAAATTGGTAGTTTTTGACTTCCAACCGAACAATGGTCTTATAATATCATCCTTTTGCCAATCTTCAAGGATAAACCTTTTACCTGCTAAATCACCTTTAACGTGCTGACAAAACATCTCTATGAAATCAACAGCCCTACTCGCTGCTTTTTCATCGAAGTAATATCTATCTTCATCTATGTGATGTAGGTTATTCATCGTTATTAAAGAAATTTTCTATTTTAATATCAGGTGTTTGTGATGCGTGTTCTATTGCGTTTACCTTTGCCCTACTTGAAGGTGTTAATCCAAATTCTTTAAGTAAAGCAAAAACTCTAACAAAGGCTTGATTGGCTATTAAGACTTCGGGTCGTTGTATAGACTTTGTGTGACCCTCTCTTGATGTTACCTCTTGTGATGCACCTAATTCGTTTATAACCTCTTTAGCGTTCTTATAATCGGCATAAGAATCACAAAGGATGGTTAAGGACATCTCGTCTGCTCTAGTGAGTACAGACATATCGTGTAGTAAGGTGCTTAGTTCTACAAAAGACTTTTGCCCTTCTTCTGATAGCCAAGTAGGTATTGGTGGAATTTCACTAGGTAGTTTAGGTTCATTTTCATTCATTCTATCCTTCCTTAGTGTCCCCCTTTGTTTTTTAATCTCTGTAGGTAAACGTTTCATAATTAAACAATCATTTCTGTAAATATACAATTATTTATTTATAAAGAAAGAAAAAGTAACATAAAAAGAAAGAAATAACCTTTATCCTTTATCCTTGTCCTATAGGTCTATCGTTGACCTCAATTAGACCTCATTTAGACCCCTAATTTACTAAGTACTGATTTTCAGTGAGTTAATAAAAAAAAGGGTGTTTAAGTGAAGTTTTTTAGTATAAAATTAGGAAGTTAACATTTGTTAGCATATATTTGTAGAACAATTAATCAATCTCTCAGTTATGGACAACTTACTAGCAGTTATTTGCGACTTACACGAATTAGCAAGAACGACAACGGATGAAAAGACAAGAACTAAACTACTTAAC